GGCAGTACCAACCCATGTATCTAACGCCTCCTGTGTCTCAAACGAAATCCCAATTGCGAGTTTTTCATCAATCCCCTCCGATTGGAGTTTACTGACTATTACTTCATTTTCAATCATAGTGTTTATTTAATTTGTTGCAAATATAATTAATTCTTCAATTAGTATAACTTTTTTATAGTTAAAGATTGTTATTAAGTAAAACAACCCATTTCATTCTATGTTTACGGTAATTACTTCCGCAAATATGTGGCATCTCTTTAATTAAAAATCTACCACAAAATTGACATTGGACGGTAGCTGACTCAAAGATATATTTCCCTTTATTCATCTTAATTTACCCCTCCCTGATTTCTTGCATTCTCCGCCGCACTAGCAGTCGTCTTTAAGTTCGCCTCAACCTTCGCCTTGACTGCTGCATCTGCCGCAACCTTAGCTTTAAATTGTGCCTCTGCTGCTGTTTCGCTTTTCAGTTCTTCCATTGTCTCAGGAGTATTAATAGTCAATATCCTAACCGCATTCTCAACTGAAGTAATGCCTGCACCTACAGCAACCGCAAGCATATTGACCGTTTCGTCAACAGATGATGGCAACAACGAATTATAATTAAAGCTAATATCCAAATCTTTCATTCCTGTAAATTCAGGGTAAAGTTCAGTTGCCATATCTTTTACGATACTGATAATTCTTGAAATAAACTCATCGTGTATTTCCCTTTTCTCTGCTACTTTAACAAACGCCTGCAAAAAAGTCAGTTTCATTGATTGAGTAGATAAGTTACCATTTTTCATGTCTGTCATTAACTTATTAAGGTCAGGCCATGTAAAGCGATAAATATCATTCTCATTATTTTGCATTTCAAGTTTTATAGATTCAGGAGCAGATGTAACCTCTAAGTACTTCATGTCGGCTTGACCTGATTTGTTTGCATCGAATCCACTCGCACCATCAATCTCGTATATTTTTACGGTTGCATTGTAGACTGGTTTTTTAGATAACTTGCCATGAACTACCAATGCAGGATTACCGATGCGAACATTTACGTCCGAGTGCATTGAACGGGAATAGTCCTGAAGCGATATAAGGTCTTTTACATATTCAAACTCCGATGCGTCTTGTTCAAGATAGGCGAACAATAACTTTTTAGTCTGCATGGGGTTGTCGATATGTTTCTTTTCCGAGTTTCCTCCTTCATATATATCGACTCCATTCTCATCCCAAATTTCGATAACCGGAACATTTGCTCTTAGTTTCCCACCTTCTATCTTATCTTTTTTATATTCGATTACTACTGAGTCTATTTTATTATTATCATCTCTATGACGATAAATTTTATATCCATCTTTGTATGATAATACTTTACCTGTTATTCGGTCATCATCGCTGACATTAAACTGAATTGCAGCCCTTGTTTCAATTCCACACATTCTTGTAGCTTTTTTAATCAGCGACATCATGCGTAGGTCTTTGTTCCAGATATCGGTGAACTTAGCAAACGCATCTTGAATAGCTTGGTCGTTTCTATTTCCGTTCAAAACCAAATCAATATCATTACCATACAGAAAAGCCACCATGTTAGCCACTATTTGTTGTGGATAAGGTAGAGCAAGTTTTGTTTGGCGGACTTTGACTGACTTCTTTTCAATCTTACCATCTGGAGCTTCTACATCCTCCATTACATAATAGTCCTCCTTGTCTTGATCTATATGTATCGGGTGATGATTCTCATAGAAACGAATATCCCTCGCAATCTGTCCATAGGTTGTACGGTTACAGTTTTTGCGTAAAATAGTTAATTGTTCTGAAAAGGATAGAGTTTTTATTTGCTCTATATCTAAATGATCGGGGAATACTGGAGGTAATCCAATGTTTTCAACTTCCATGTTATGTTGTTTTGTGTTTATGAGTATATTTATAAATCTTATACCTAATTTCAGCTATTGAGTATCCAGTCCTATACAAGCTATCCTTAAACTCATACATATCAAATATCGTTTTTAAAAACTCACTAAATTGCTGTATTACAAATATGATATATCCTATTGGTACAAAGACACACATAAAAATAAATGCTAATACTTCTAATTTCCAGTTATTTTTTGTCATATATTTATCTGATTAATTCCAATTTCTATACTCTCCCAATTACTCCTACCACTTTTAGACTCGACCGCCTTATTATTAAATCCCATCTCGTCAGTAAACCTTCGGAGCATACTCAATGAATCGGGAGCATCGTCTTTTTGTTTTTCAACTTTTGCCAAGTAGGTTAATAATTGTTGTAATGCTCTGTCATATTGACTTCCAGGCTTTACGTCATTTCTAAATACGCAATGATTCTTAATCCATGCGCTGTCGGTAAAAATACGCGTTTCTTTATTCGATGTCGTAAACTGCCAAGTAACGTCCGTCTCTACCTCTTTTGAAATGCCTAAAGCAAATATACGCCCACCATTGTTGCTTTCAAACCGCATTAGATTAACATTGTTTTCATTCAAATTTCCAATCAACAACGGCTCTGTAACCTCAACTGGTTGGTCTGTAAAAACCCAGTCGTAAATGTAATACAAATCTCCGTATTTCTTTGCAAAAGGAGCAGATAAATAATCATGTCCTTCATCTGCGACGTCACATACGCCTAAATTAGAATCGTGTGACTCAATAGGCAATTTACCATCATACCATTTTAAATCATCATGGTCGAATAGTCTACCCTTTATATCAATCGGTTCTTGTTGGTATTCTGCAAACCAAATCGGTTCGGCAATCTTATTTTTTACATCAAGGTAGTGTTCGGTACTTTGAACATCTTCACAAAATGATTTATTCTTTTTAGTGAGAGCCGACACCTTAATGATATTCTCTTTCTTATAATCGCCACGAGCTTCATTTATTCCGATAATATCGTTTGTTCTCCAACGAGTACCTACGTCAATTTGACAACATCCACGCTCAACACGTGAACCTCTTGCTGATTCTGACCATTCTATTGTCTTTTGATTTACAGACTCGCTTAGAGCATCTGTGATACCTCTATAAAGGTCATCCGATATATCAAGCATTGAAGCTCCGATACCGATAATAGTTCCGCCAGTACCACCACCGAAATAACTGCTTTGTGTTGCAGTTTCTAAAGCCCACGTTTTTACGCCTTTTGTGCGTAGTCTAACACCAAATAATGCGAACCATTTATCTGCCGCAACTATTTCACGAACGTCTTTACTTAGTTTTTCATAAAGGGTAGATGTGCACGTATTTCGCATTACGCTTTTATCGGGAAAATGACCAAGCATGAATGCACAGAAAAGAGAGACAATATAGCTTTTACCACTACGTGGCGGGAGGCTAATTGCCACCCTTATAACCTCTTCGTTCTTATATGAATCATGTACACGTTGCAGAATTTCTGCTATATCACGTAAAAAAGGTCTGCGCGAATAGAATTTATAATCATGGTACAGGCAATAAGACCAGAAGTCTCCCTTTTTGATGCCCCTGCGAAGAAGTTCAATTCTTGCAGCAGCCTTCATTTCGAGCGAATGTCTATCGAGTATTGTTTGGTTTTCCATTTATAGTAAATTCAGTGCTGATATCAATCCTGCTTCAAGAGCATCCTCATAGTTATCATAAATAAAATTCCCTCCAGATTCAATAATATCATCCCAATTTTTATTTGGAGTTATAATGTTGTATGAATGGAATGCGAATTTTCCGAGTTGAAGTTCAATTCCAATAAACCAATTTTTCTCTTCTCTCAACCACTTTTGCAATACGGATTGTGTTGGAGCAGGATAGAAATGTTCGTCATTTCTGCCATAAGTAAATTCACCATTATAGCTATAAGACTGACCTACTTCATCGTAAGTTAATCCTTTTTCTTTTGCAAGTTTGGCGGTATCAAAAGAAATTAATTGATCTTCCATGTTATTTTTCTTCTATGTCAGATACTTCTTCTACTTCTGGCTCAATGATTGGCTCTTTAACTGGAATAACCCCAACCAATACCAGTGCCTCTATAACCTCCTCTTCACTATCTCCCTTAATCTTGAACCACTTTTTAAGTACTTCAATATCAGTACAAGCATACATTTCGCCATATTGTTCATCTGCTTTTATGGTATTAAAACTTTTAGGTTCTGATGAATTTCGCGAACCGTTTTTCTTGTCGGAATAGAATTTAATCGTTGTAGGTTTAAATCCTTTTTGCTTTGCAAGTTTTGCAAGTGAGAGTGATATATCCATATTTATTTAGTGTTTAGTTAATTCTTCCATTAAATGAATCGCTATCTCAATAGACTGCGTAGCTTTTTTGATATTAGGTTGCGGAATATCTGCACCCATTCTCCATTGTTGATAATATTTTAACTCTTTAGTTGCTTCTTTTAGTGTCATTTTTTTTAGTTTGTTTCACATCTTGATAATCAACCTCAACCCCTGCCATTTCAGCAAGTTCTTTATCTGTATATTTAGATAGCCCTGAATCGCTTATCTCTTTTGGAGCGGGTTGAGAATATTGCATGATGTTAATTATTTTGTCTGCAATAGCCATTTTATCTGATAATTCGAACTTGACTCCGAATTTACCAAACTCGATTTTTTTAGCGGAAAGGCGCATTGCTTCTGTCCAATCTCCAGTCTTTTTTAACCCTGACATATCATCATTAAAATAGTCTGCAAGTGATACATTGAACATATCAGCGAGCCCCGTAACCACACTTTCTTTGGTTAAATTGCGATAGGTAATTCGCTCCCGCTCTAATTGATTTACACGAGCTATTACATCGTTATTCTCTAATAAGAGCATAGCCATATTATTTGCATCATCAGTATTAAGAGTGACTCCAAATGCAGCGTTGTAGCTTTTTTCAATGCCATCACGGGCGACTATCATACGACAGAATGCTTCCCGAACATCGTCTAACATTACTGTTTTACGTGTGGGCTCTATAATCCGCAGTATTCCTTGTTCGGGTTCTTCGCTCATAATTCTGTAGTTAAACACCCATTAGTTAATATGCAGTCAATTTCGGATTTAAAGGATTCAAGTGAACGAATTTCCATTCCATTCCCACCTTGAGTTTTTAATTTCTCTATAATTTCTTTTTGCCCTACGCTTAATTTATCTTTTTCGGTTTTAGCGTCAAACATATATAATCTTCCAGCCCAAAAAAATTCAGAGTCTAATACATCTTTTACAAGTCCAATAGCCTTCATGTTGCTCATAAGGCGCAACTTTACTTTTAAAGGAAGTGAGTGCTCTAATTCTAAAGGTAAGTTATTGAAGTTAGCATGATACATACCTCTTGTTTGTGGTCGTTCATTCCACATCCAAAGATGCATTTGAGAAAGTAATTTATCGTGACTTGCTGCCATAGTAATTAGTTTAACTGTTTTAAAAAGTGATATACATAAATCGGTTGACCAATAATATAAACTCCAATGCAATAGGTTATTTTCATAGTAATTTATTTTTTTTGAGCTTCCTGTCAGGATCGAACTGACGACCTTCGCACCAACAAAGCACGTGCTCTACCTTCTGAGCTAAAGAAGCGAACTATATAGATTTACTTATGTTTTTCGGCTCTTATCTCGCTCGACCATATAAATCTATGTTTTGCAAAGTAAATCATTTAATTTGTAATTGCCAAATTTAATAATATGTTATACAACAGGAATAAGTACTTCGTATATTATTGTTACCTCGTACGCCCTGTGGACGATAGTAGATAATATCTTCATTCCTTGGTTGTTTTTTATAAAAGCCGTCATATTCTCATTGTAACTACTGTTTGGTCCGGGTAATATATTTTTGTATCTTATTTCCTTTTTAAATTCCTTCATAATTTTTGGTTTTTGGTTTATCACAAAGATAATTGAATGATTTGGAATGGCATAATTAATCTTTGTGTTATACAACATATTTTTGGTCATCGGTGAAAAGTTTTGTCAAAAATTGGTCGGATATTTTTTTGAGATTTAGGGGTAATTCATCTATTATATTTTATAGGTATATGAGTTTTATCTTCGTACTCCCACCTACAATCAGCATGAATATTTATTATGCCCCTACAACATTGACTTATACATCCAGTTCTATAACCGTTGCCTGAGCGTTCCGCTTCAGACATGGAATCCCATATCTTAATAATGCTGCCAAATAAATCTTTTTGTATTACGGATATACTTAGTGATTTTGCCCTCCTTTGTGTCCCTGTTCCGTAATTAGTGTTATATTTAGGCATGCACCATTCTAGATTTTCCACATAAGGATTGCTTGGATCTTCGTCCATGTGATTTACTTGTGGTAAGTTCCAAGGATTATAAATAAAGGCAATGGCTACTAATCTATGAATAAAAAAGCTCTTTGATTTACCATTAATTTTAAGCTTAATATATGGGTAACCTTTTTTAAATTGAGGTTTTAAGTTATTTCCTCCAATATGTCTTACGTTTCCATACGTGCTTATCTCATATACTCCATTTGTAATCTCAATATCTTTCCATATTTCTTCTTCCATAATAAAATACAAAACCCCCAATTTCGGAAAGAAGCTGCAACTTCTGACGTACTTTCGAGGGTTGTTATGTTATTGGTCGCATTGCAGTGCGATACAAATATAGTCATTTAAATTAATAATAAATGTTAATGGGAAAAATAATTTGAAAAAATTGGCGGAAATATTTTTTAGGCAGAGCAAATGTTAATTTATTAACAAATAACCCTAAGCACCCCATGCCTGATATAATGGATCAATCGGATCAATACAATATGATCTTAACAATCTTTAACTACAAATATATGCAATAATGTTTGGTCAATTGAAATGATATGTGTATCTTTGTATCATAAGAAAGACATAGCAGAAGCGGAGCGGATACCGAACAAAAACCGAACGAGGCGAACCAAGCCAGACCCTGTTAACCTTTTGATGGCATTGCGATATTGCATAATGAATCAGTTAACCAATGATTAACAGGGATGTTTATAACACGACCAAATAAAACGAAGGTTCACAGTCCTTGCAAACGTGGATGATAAACACTTTATATTATGAAAACAATATTAGAAAGACTAAATGGATTAACCACGACTCAATTAATCAACATTTCAGAAACAGATAAGTCGGGATGCTTGTATTCTGATGAGCGCAATAAACTCATTAATGAGATTGACGCAGCCATTTACTGTAGTGATATTGATATAGTTGAAATAATACAATGTGAATTCAATAATATATTGAATCTTTAATACTCTTTTAACACAAATAATTTTCATATATCAATTCAATATATTATCTTTACATATACTAATAAAACAAGCGCCTTATGAAACTCTTTACAACTAAACAACTGACTGGACTTATAGCAATAGCAATAGTATTGATCACTGTAGTAACATTGCTAATCACAGGTAACTTCAGTTCTCTAAACTAATATACTTATGACAACTTTAAAATACAGCAACATAACAAACATAACAGGATATAAAGCAGTTCTTTTAGTGGTTGTCGATACGCTTTTAAAAGGTATGAAACATAACGTATCATCATACGGTGAAAGTATAAACATCACACTTAATGAAGGCTATGAAATAGTTATCTTTGAAGACAGTCTTATTAAATTAAAATACATGCACAGTGATGATCATGTTAGTACAATGTATGAAGGCTATGATTTAGTTGAGGTAATAAACAAATATAAAGCATTATAATATAGGGTTTAGCTCATTGGATTGAGCAAACTCACAATCCGGGATGGTAAGCCGATGAAAAGCCAAACGAGTCGATACAAGACAGGATCATCGTATGCCAGTACATAAAGACTACGATGTAAAACAAACAACGACTACATAAGTCACAGGTGCAATGCCTAACTGGATTACGATTCTTCCTTATGTGAAATGCATTAATCAGGTCGTTACTTGGCGTACTTCTCCATTGTGTGAAATGCACAGAACAGGGTACAAAGTAAGAGTAGAGCGGGTGATACTGCTCTACTATACAAAGTGCAAATGTTTGCACAACTAAAAACTAAATGTTATGAACAGTTATAGAATCACATTCATAAACGAATCAGGGAAAACAGATACTTCTGTAATAGGAGTTAGGTGTTATGAATCAGTAGAAGAAACGTTCTACTTAACGCATAGTAAGTCAGATATTATATTAAATAAACAAATACTCTAATATCAAATCAATCAATCAATCAATCAATCAATCAATATGAAATACTACAAAGTTAAACCATCGTGTGACCAATTAGGATATGCAACAGGAAAAAGAGGCTTGGGGCATTTAATTGGAAAAGAATTGTATACCCAAAAGGAAGTATCAAAAATATTTATATCAATTGCATTTAAAGATGCTTTTGATATTGTAGAAATTAGTTCAAAAAGAACTTATTTCTTTTTTGGCGCACGTTTTGAAACTGCATTATCATGATCCACATAACCGACATTAAGCCCGACATACGAATACAACTACAATGTGGTATTATCTTTACTATTGACTTAATAGAGCATATTGGTAGTAGGTCATTCGCTGTAAGTACTATGAATAATGGTACTAAAGGTGGGTACAGAACTGAGTTAAACGATGCGGTATTATTCTTTAATGAAAATAAATCTATATTATTATGACCCTCGAACGCCTTATCTTTATATCGATAGAATTATCGATTATAGCATACTTCATTAAGTGTGCAGTTGTTAAAATTAAAAAGTTTATTAAATATTTTAAAGAAGACTAAATTATGAAAACAAGACAAGATTATTTAAATCAAAAATGTACTCATTCTGAATATTATGCTCAATTCGTAACAGAAAGTACAAAACGTATTTTATTGAGCAGAATAAGCAAAAAGGAACTTGTAGAAGCTTTAAGAGAAGATCCAAATCTAAACAGTATTAAGCTGACTATTTGGGATGGCATTGGTTTATCCGTAACCGTAAATATGAAAGAATACGGGGACACATTAACAAAGTCTGGTAGGGTGTGTATTTTGAAAGAAGCAGCACGTCAAATTTGCAACGAAGAATAATCTATTTAACCCGTCGAAATTCACCGTACATGAGTGAATAATAAATCAATCGAATTGGTTAAAGCATTACTTTAAATCTTGTATTTTAATGGACTGAAATACAGGAGCAAACAATTAAAAATTAATCAAAATGAAAACATTTAATAAATCTTATTTACCTGAGTCAATTAGTTATAATGGGAAAGAATACTTTAATGATGCTAATTTATCAGGTTGTTTAAACTCTAAAGTATTATCATTCTCAGAGGTTAAAACAATGCTAAAATCTAAATGCGTGTCAGGGATTTTAGTAAAAGTATTGTCCAATAATCTAAAACGCAAAGTAGACCTGTACGGGCAGTCATACAAGCCTTCTGAATGGATATTTACCGCAAAGTAATACAATCACACCACTTTAAATTAAACCCTCTTAAAACGCTTTAAAATCAATAATTATGAAAATAACAACGAAACATTACAGAATAATTATGCCTTCCGGTTACTCAAGCATTGATACAGTGTGCACGGATGGAAAATTTAGCGAAAGAAGTAGAAAGCTCATCGAGACTATTGATGAGGTAAAATTAGCAATATCCCACATTGGGCAAACTGCCGATGGAACATATAAACAGTATTGGAAGGGAGTCGCTGAACGGTGCAAAGTAGTACACGTTACTACTGTAATCGAGGATATAGAGTTATAGTTTTTATCTATAAAAACTAAACAATTATGCAAACAAACTATATTCAAGTAGGCTGCTATGTGTATATTTTCGACACAAACAGGATTATTAAAAATACTGGATTTGTTCCGGTCATGCTTAAATTTAATCTTAATTAATTTCATTTATCCAATTATTTTAATTACCTTTGTCTTTATAATTACAATTCGACAGTAGTAATTAAACTCTTAAAGGCACTCATTACATTGATACGATAGTCGAATTTCGTTGATATTGTTTTGAGTGCTTTATTTTTATTATGGATAAAGAAATTTGGAAAGACATTCCCGGATATGAAGGAATGTATCAATGTAGCGATTTAGGGAACGTAAAGAGTTTGAATAGAAACTGCATTGGGAAATGTAATTCAATCAAAACCATTTTAGGACAGATTTTAAAACCAAACATTAACCATTATGGTTATATGGTGTTATATTTATGTAAAAACGGGATTAAGAAAACTATAACGGTCCATCAACTAGTTGCGATTACTTTTTAAAATCATACCCAGAGCCGACAAGTGTTGATTATTGATCATATCAACGGCATTAGAACAGATAACAGACTTCCTAATTTACAGATAGTAACTCATAGGGAAAATACATCCACCTGTTTTAGGAAAAATAGAAAAACCTTTACATCTAATTATGTTGGCGTACATTGGAATCCAAAACTTAACAAGTGGGTTTCTCAAATAATGGTAAATGGAGAAAGAAAACATTTAGGAGTATTCATTTCCGAGATTGAAGCATCGGATGCATATCAAAAAGTATTAAAAACACTGACTAAATTTAAACACACATGACACACGCAGAAGTATTAGCCGGCAACTACAAAATTACATTTCGTACTTTTGTTTTAACTCCCACCACGCACCCTGATTTAGAGCATAACGGTCTTAAATTATGGCACGTTACAGACGGCTTTATATGTCTATCCCCTATGCGGTCATTCACTCAGGGTAATTGTAAGTTTGTATTTCCATACGAAACTGGGGGAGGTCGTGCCTATATAGGTTATTTCTCCCAGATAGAACCATTGACATACAGACAGGTTAGAAATAGCGGTTCGGTTCAAATTGCAGGAAATAAAAACCCAATATTATACAGAAAAGCAATTGCAATAGTATATAAACGAATTAAAGATGCCATTTCATGTGATAGCAAATGGGAGGAAGGTAGAACACGTGAAAGACCAACGTATATTAATAGAGCCATTTTAAGAGAGTCTGGCCAGCGCAAACCTGTAGCGGTAAGGAATGGAACAGTTTATACTTTATTTGTCGATTTTAGGCATTTAAGAGCCGATTACAGGGAGTTAATAAGTCAGGAGCATATAATGAAACTTTATACATACGTTTCGGACAGTATAGCGATGGATAACGTAGCCAAAGGAATTAAAGAAGGAAGGGATTTAATATGGAGTAATGCATTCGGATTTTCAAAGGAAGAATTTATAGA